AATCATCGGCACAATCAAGTGCCCAACCCTTGGAGACCACCATGAACCGCTTCGACAACCTTTCCGCCGCCCAGATCGCCGACCTGATCGGCAACGTGGACGCTCAGGCCAAGGCGCTTGACGCCGAAAAGAAGGCGCTCCGCGCCGCGCTTGAGGCCCGCAACCTCGACGCCGACACCATCTGCGGCGACCAGTTCGCCGTCAGCTTCAACCTGCGCAACGGCAGCCTGTCCTTGGACAAGGCCGCGGTCGAGAAGGCGCTGGGCAAGGATTGGGTCGCGGCCAACAGCAAGGTTGGTGCCGCTTCGGTCGTCATGACCATCGCCGCCGTTAACGCCGCCGTCAAGGCGGCGTGAGGGGAGGGGGCCGGTGGCTATAACGCCCCCGCGCAGGCACCGGCCCCTGCCGCACCATGGACATGGAAAGGCTTATCAAGATCTTGGGCATGACCGGATCGACCCACGACGGCGAGGCGCTGTCCGCTCTGCGGATGGCGCAAAAGCTCATGGCGGCCAATGGCAAGACGTGGAAGGATCTGATGGGCCAGCCGCAGGCGCGCGCAGAGCAGCGCCAGCAGGGCTGGGACGACATCATGCGCGCCCACAACGCCCACCGCGCCCGGCAGAACGCCGAACAGGCGCAGCGCCAGCGCGACGAAGCATACCGGCGCGAGCAGGCGCAGAGCGCCTACCGCGAGCCGAACAACGACGACATCGCGTGCAAACACGAATGCCTGCGCATGCTTGACGAATGCCCGGATTTGCTGACAGGCTGGGAGACAGAATTCTTGGAGAGCTTCAAGAACCGGCCAGACCATTGGGCGATGTCCGACAAGCAGCGCGCGGTGTTCCACAAGCTCCGCGCCCGATTCAGGGATCGAAACAAATGAGGGCTGCCACCTGCCGGGCGGTTCATGGGCCAGCGCATTCCCACCGGTTGCGCGGGCTTCAACGGCAGGGCTGTAAGACGGCGAGTGGGCGACAACCCCGTCAGCCGGTGGGCGGTCTCCATGCCGCCGCGACCGGCACTAACGCAACGCATGAGGCAACCATGACCGAAGACGAAGCCGACCTCCAACGCACGCAGGAAGACCTGAGCCTTCTACGCGACTCGTTCCTTGCCGCGGCGCACGGCCACAACAAGGGCACGATCATCTCAGCCTGCACGCTGGTAATCTCCATCATGATCGATGATGCATCGCCTGAGATGAAGACCATCGCGCTCGACAACATCGAGGCATCGCTGCATTACTTGCGCGAGCTTTATGGGATCCCCGATCGGGACAGGACGAAGCAATGACTGAATTCCTATTCGGATATGTGGCCGGGCTTGGCACCACGTTAATTGCCGGGCTGGTAATGTCCTTTGTCGTTGTCGGTGCGCGTAGCGAAGACCCTGAACCTGAATCTCAGGACGACATCCGTCTGACTAAAATCAAATCCAGATATGTGAGGCATGACCACCATGATTAACGCCATCGACAACGCCCTTGAGATCGTGCGCAAGGTTGCGCGTGATCAGAGCGACAGCATCGTTCACGAACTGAACGCCGACTTCGACGCGCGCAACGTGGCGCTCGCCACGTACAACGACAGCATGCGCAAGGTGCGCAGCCTGCGGGAGCAGGCCGACTCCATTGAGCGCGAGGCGCATGACGCGCTGAACAGCGCGCTCACGTCGAGCGGTGGCGTGGCGCTGGCCATGATCAACCAGATCAATCAGGGGCAGATGGTTGCCGCGTCGGACACGCCGTCGCTGCGCTTCAAAGCCACGGTTAAGGAATAGGCTGATGCCCGTCACGTTCTGGCAATGGTGCTGGTTCACCTTCTTCGTCTTCGGCACCTTCGGGGGCTGGGTTTTCATTTTCATTCTGATATGGCTCCTGCGAGCGGAGAGACATCATGAGCAGCCAAGACTCTACGATCCAGTTAGTGACCCGGACCCTTTCAGCGACGGTCCAGAAGCTGATGGACGACCTGAAGAGAGCGGACGCCCGGATCCGGGAACTGGAAGCGGAACTGGCACATGAGCGGCGCGCGCGTGACGTGGAGATGGGGCGATGAGTAAGATCAGGATTCCTGCCGCTGCGCTGGAGGCGGGGGCCAGAACGCTGTGCGGTGAGCAGCGGTTATTTTGGCATGGCCTCACTACGGCAGCACAGGACATTATCCGCGCAGAAGTCCGCGCCGCCTTCTTCGCCATGCTGGAGGCGTGGGAGGGGGTGCAGCATGACAACTACGTCATCGTCCTCCCCCTTCCCGAGCAGGAGAACAGCGATGAGTGACCTTGTGGAGAGGCTTCGGGCTGGCGTCTGCGGAGACAAGTGCCGCGTTATGGATACCCGGAGCGGGTGCATCTGTGCTGACGCCGCCGCCCGCATCGAACAGCTTGAGGCCGCGCTGCGGGCTGCTTATGAGGTCTACGCAGGCAGCGACGGATTTGTACCCGAGACATGCGCCGAGGGTTATCAACGGCAGATCATCACGCAAATGGTGGATTGCATCAGCGCCGCACTGGAGGGGAAATGATCGAAACTGATAAACAGTTCCTTGATAGAATTGAGGGATATGAAGGTCCAAAAGAAAAATGGGTTCCCATGACTATCCGTCTCTTTGCATTGGCCCGCCACGGGGTTGAAGCCGCTGACCGCATCGAACAGCTTGAGGCCGCGCTGCGCCCGTTGGCCTGCACATGCGAGGTGCGGCATCAGGTCGATTGCAGCCGCAGCGAGGTTGACTGCCGGTTCTGGAACGCCCGCGCCGCACTAGAGGACCGCACATGATTACAAGACTTGAGCCGCCAATCCCCATGTCCACCGTTAAGGGTGATGGCTGGGCGTTTGCCGTAATTGATTACGGGTTCGAAGCGGATCTCATATGGGTTGTTGCGCTCGACGCCAGCCGGGAAATATGGTGCGTGCCTAACCGCGATGTTAGAATGCAGAAGAACTGGACTGCCGGAAGGCGAGATGACTGATTGGCAACCCATCGACACCGCGCCGCTCGACGGCACGCGGATCCTGCTGGCAATGCAGCCGGAATTAAGCTGCTCGACGGTCCAGATTGGCTACGCCGACGAAACCTCAATGTGGGGCTTGTGCTGGCGCTTTGACGGCGAGTACACCGTCGAGGCACCCATGGGCGCAACGCATTGGATGCCACTGCCCGAACCCCCAGAACGGAGAGAAACATGATTACGCCGCCCGCGCCAATGATCACTGCCGAAGGCATGCCGCCAGAAGTTATTGCGGTGCTGAAGGAGGCTTGTGACAGCAAGAAGCCGTGGAACGTGCGGGACGTTGCTGCCGCCATGATCAATGCATGGCCCAACGCGAACAAGGCATACTTCGCGCAGGGTCCGCACCTGATGTTGCCGTTGTTGAAGGCGGGCACATGAACGTCGGCGCGGCCATGGCTGGTGGCAACGGCAAGCGCCGTGCCGGTGACTTCTACCCGACGCCGTGGGCGGCCACAGAGGCGATGCGGAGGGCGTTGAGCCTGCCGCGGGCTATCTGGGAGCCTGCCTGCGGCGATGGCGCTCTGGCGCGCGCTCTGGAGCGGCACGGGCACATCCTGACCTGTTCCGACATTGAGCCGCGCATGGATGGGGCCGCAAAGCTCGACTTTGTAAACCAGAATGTCGCTGTAAAGCGCACGGGGCGCTTTGCCATCGTCACGAACCCGCCGTTCAGTCTGGCCGAATCCTTCATCCGCCGGTCGCTGTCGATCACGCCGCAGGTTGTGCTGTTACTGAAGGCGAACTACTGGAACGCGGCCAGCAGGCTGCCGCTGTACGCGGAGCATCCGCCCAGCCGCGTGATGCCGCTGACGTTTCGCATAGACGTGACAGGGCAGGGAAATCCGACTATGGATGTCTGCTGGTATGCATGGGGCTTTGAAGGCCCGGCCTTCATGCCGCTGCCCAAGCCCAAGGAACCCCATGGAAGCTCTGACCTATCAGGAGACCCTAGAGATAGCGGAGATGCGGGACGCCATCACCGGCTACGCGATACGCTCAGGGCAGGTAATCCTGATCTACGACTTCACGAAAGTCGTGAAGATCCTGATCAAGATGCACAAGGTCACGCTGAACGAGGCGATGGAGATGGCTGAGAAGATTGAAGAGACGTGGCTGGGACCGGGCACGCCGATCATATTCCACAGCGCAACCCACGAAGAGATACAGGACATATTCCATGTCAAGAGAGACAGTACGATCAACTGACGAATTGTTTGCGGAGTTTTCCAAGGCGCTGACGCGCATGGATCTGATCCAGAACCTGATCCTCGACCATGCGAAGGCGTGCGGCGATACGGTCGGCAGGGAGTCGGTCGATTTTTTTGCGGAGCAGATCGGGAAGAGCATCTACGACATGTATGAGTACCTGAACGAAATCAAGCTCGCCATGGATGTCGAGGCCCACAGGAAGATCTGATGGCCATCGTCCAGCTTCCGCAGATTGCGCGCCTGACCGGCAGTGCGGCACCGATTGATTCAAGCGAGACGCTGCGCGCCATCCAGAAGCGCAAGTGCGAGAAGTCTTTGGCCTACTTCATCCGCAAGGCGTGGAGCGTCATTGAACCCGGCCAGAAGTACGTTCACGGCTGGCACATAGACTTTCTGTGCGCGCACCTTGAGGCCATCACCGCCGGTATGGAGGTCGATGACGAGCAGTTATACAATCGGCTTCTGATTAACGTGCCGCCGGGCACAATGAAGAGCCTGACGGTCGGCGTGTTCTGGCCTGCATGGGAGTGGGGGCCAATGAACATGCCCCACATGCGCTATGTCTGCGCCTCGCATAGCCAAGACCTGTCGATCCGCGACGGGCTGCGCATGCGCCGTCTGGTGATGTCGGAGTGGTATCGGAGCCTGTGGGGCGACCGTGTCGTGCTGACCGGCGACCAGAACCAGAAGACCAAGTTTGAAAACACGGCGACGGGCTTTCGGCAGGCAGCCGCGGCGGGTTCGATCACTGGTGCGCGTGGCGACAGGGTGATCATCGATGACCCATTGTCCGTAGACGGAGCAAATTCGGATGCGATACGCGACAGCACGAACCAGTGGTTCCTTGAGGCCGTGCCGACGCGACTGAACAACCCAATATCGTCGGCCATCGTCGTCGTGATGCAGAGACTGCATGAGGAAGACGTGAGCGGCGTCATCCTCGAAAAGGAACTGGGCTACGATCATATCATGCTGCCCATGCGCTATGATCCGTCGCGCGCGATGCCGACAAAGCTTGATTACCGGGATCCGCGCGAGGACGACGGCGAACTTCTGTTCCCTGAACGGTTCCCGGTCGAGGTGGTTGACCGCGACGAGAAGGCGATGGGTCCGTATGCCACTGCAGGCCAGTTCCAGCAGACGCCTGAGCCGCGGGGCGGTGGCATCATTAAGCGCGATTGGTGGCAGCTATGGGACACTGAAGCGTACCCTATGATGGACTTCGTCGTGGCCAGCGTGGATACGGCGTACACGGAGAAGACCGAAAACGATTTGTCGGCGCTGACGGTCTGGGGCATTTACTCGACCGACACTGTGGCGCAGGCCACGAAGGTCGTCGCCAAGAACGGCACGCTCTACGAATATTCCATGAATGTCGAACGCGAATATGCGGAGCAGCATCCGAAGCTGATGCTGATGCATGCGTGGCAGGAGCGACTGCCGCTGCATGAGCTTGTGATGAAGATTGCGTCAAGCTGCACGCGCATGAAGGTCGATCTGCTTCTGATCGAAGGCAAGGCGTCAGGCCTGAGCGTGGCGCAGGAAATTCGCAGGCTCTACGGCAGCGAGACGTGGGGCGTGCAGATCATCAACCCCGGATCTCAGGACAAGATGAGCCGACTCTATTCGGTGCAGCACCTGTTTGCGGAGGGGCTAATCTTTGCGCCTGACAGGACGTGGGCCGATCAGGTGATCACGCAATGCGCCCAGTTCCCGCGCGCGAAGCACGACGATCTGGTGGACACGGTGAGCATGGCGCTGCGCCACCTGCGCTCTGCCGGGCTTCTCAGCAGGGCCGCGGAGCATCTGGAGGCCCTCGACAGGGCGAAGATGTCACCCGCGCGCATGACCCCGCTTTACGACGTGTGATAACAGGCATATGCTGTCGGTGCGATGGCCTCCCTGTCGCTACCTTGGGCACCGCCTAAATCCACCCGGCGGTGCCCATTTTTCCCGAATTGCGGCCCCAATCCATTGATGGTACTATCCGGCCCCAAATTCCTTTGGGGAACCCACCATGCCAATGATGCCGGGCCTGTCGCCCTCAATTCGTCAAATCTATCCTGAAGAGGATGCACCGGCGGGTGACGATACCGAAATCACGATCAATGACGCGCCGGAAGGCGAAGACGTGCCGGAAATGGACGATTCCGGCAACATCCTGTCCATTGAACACCCGGACGGTTCGATCACCGTAAGCATTGACGGCCAGCCGCTTGGGCAGGCCCCCGGCGTGGAAACCAAGCGCGATTGGTTCGATAATTTAGTAGACGATATTGACGGCATGGAGCTTTCGCGGATCTCCGAAGAGCTTCTTCGCGGCGTGCGCGACGACATTCAGAGCCGTCAGGATTGGATTGAGAACCGGGCGACCGGCCTGAAGCTGCTGGGCCTGAAGATTGAGCTTCCGGCCACGCAAGGCTCCGCTGACGGCGCGCCGGTCGAGGGCATGAGCAAGGTGCGGCACCCGCTCTTGCTTGAGGCCGTGCTGCGCTTCCAAGCGAACGCGCGCAGCGAGTTGCTTCCGACAGATGGCCCGGTGAAGATCCGCGAGGACAACAATAACTCCGATCCGCAATCCGACCGAATTGCTGACGCGCTGGAGCGCGACCTGAACCACTACCTCACCAGCACGGCCACGGAATATTACCCCGACACCGACCGCATGCTGCTGATGCTGGGCTTCGGCGGCACGGCGTTCAAGAAAGTGTACTTTTGTCCGTTACGGAATAGGCCGGTCTCCGAATCGGTTGATGCCGACGACCTGATCGTGAACCAATCTGCGACCGACCTGAGCAACGCCAAGCGCATCACCCACCGCATCCTGATGCGGTCGTCCATCGTAAAGCGCATGCAGATCTTGGGCGTCTACAAGGACGACGATCTCTCGACGCCGCTGGCCCTCAACCTCGACAGCGTGCAGCAGGAGAAGAACGCCATTCAGGGCGTTGCCGATACCACCCGCAATTCCGAAGAGCGCGACCGCGAGATCTATGAGATCTACTGCGAACTGGACATCAAGGGCTACCAGCACAAGCGCAAGGGCAAGGTCACCGGCCTTGAGATCCCGTACCGCGTGACGGTGGACGTTTCGAGCCGCAAGATCCTGTCCATCGTGCGCAACTACGACGAAGAGACCAAGGATCTGCCCGAAGTCCGCGCCAATTTCGTCAAGTACACGTTCGTGCCGGGGCTGGGTTTCTACGACATTGGCCTGCTTCATATTCTGGGAAACACGACCAACGCCATCACCGCGGCGTGGCGCGAGCTTCTCGATGCTGGCATGTTCGCCAATTTCCCCGGCTTCCTCATGTCGGACACTGGCGCGCGGCAGAACACGAATATCTTCCGCGTTCCGCCGGGCGGTGGCGCGCTGGTGAAGACCGGCGGCCTGCCGATCAGCCAAGCCATCATGCCGCTTCCGTACAAGGAACCCAGCGGCGCGCTGATGCAGTTGGTGGACAACATTGCCCAGACCGGCATGCGCGTTGGCGGCACGTCGGAGCTTCAGGTGGGCGAAGGCCGCGCGGACGCGCCCGTGGGCACCACACTGGCCATGATCGAACAGGCGGCCAAGGTGCTGAACGCCGTCCACAAGCGCATGCATGCGGCGCAGGCGGAAGAGTTTGCCCTGATCGTCCGGTGCTTCAGGGAGAACCCGGAGAGCTTCTGGCAGCGCAACCGCAAGCCCGCCCTGCCGTGGGATGAGCAGACCTTTATAACGGCAATAAATCGGGTTGATCTGGTGCCGCAGGCGGATCCGAACACGGCGAGCCACGCGCAGCGCCTAATGAAGATCATGGCCCTGAAGCAGCTTCAGGGGTCGAACCCTGAACTGTACGATGCCGTGGCGGTCGATAAGGCGGCGTTGCAGGCGATTGGCTGGAGCAACCCTGAGCAGTTCATGGTTCCGTCTAACAAGCAGGATGAAACCCCGCCGGAAGTCCTGCAGGGCATCGAAGAACTCAAGATCAAGCGTCAGGACGCCGATACCAAGGCGAAGGCCGCTCAGGCCAAGGCGCAGGCAGACATGGCCAATGCGCAATCGAACCAGATCAGGGCGCAGGCCGACATGCTCAAGGCCCAGCAGCCACCGGCAGGCGGCCTTGCGCCACCGCAGGAGGATCCGTCAAAGATCGTCGGCCTGCATCTCAAGGCGAGGGATATGCAGTTCAAGCAGGAGCGCGCCGCGGCTGACGATGTCAACCGGGATCTCGACCGGCAGGCTGACGTGACCATGAAGAAGATGGATCTGGAGAGCGACAGCATCAAGGCTTCGGCAGAGCGCGAGCATACCATGGCGGTTCAAGAGCGTGATCACTTGAGCGAGCATATCAGGCACGCTCACGAACTTATGGCTAAGACAAACTCAGAAGGCGAGGAAAAGTAAAATGTCAGCACGCGACGATTTTGGATCAAGCGCCGGTAGAGGGCCGGGCGCTGGCGGCCTTGGCAATGGCGGCATCGGCGGCGGGATGGGCGCTGGCTCACGCGGCGGCGGTGCAGGCTACAACGGCGGCGCAGGCTCGCGCACCGGCCTGACCACCGGCACTACGTGGCACGGCAATACGGCCTTCGGCGCGCCCGGTGGCCGTGCAACCGGCTATGCGACACGCGATGCTAAAAGCCTTGGCCGCGCTGGCATGGGTCCGACGATGGGGCAGTATGGCGGGTTCAAGACAATGTCTGGCAACCCCATGTTTGGAGGATCCCCCGTTCAGGGGCAGTCGTTCAATGGCATGGGTGCTGGTCAGGCATTTGGCAGAGCCAAGCAGGCATACGATGCGTGGAAAGATTCTCAAATAGAGCAGGGGCCGCTCAATCGCCCGACGACCAATAGGCCAACCACCGGCAGGCCAAAGCCTTCCGTTGTGTCGCCGTTCACGCCGCCAGAACTGGATATTCCAGATCCTCTGCCGTTCCCCCCGGCTGAAGAAGTGCTGCCCCCTCAGATAGATAATTCTGATTACGATTGGAGGCCGCCCAAGGATTTCTTTTCATCTACCGCGCCAAAACCTTGGCCGGGGCAAGGATCAAACCCGGAAGATTACGCGGCACCAAGCCCAAGGAAAAGCCCTCCCGGCACGCGCACCATTGACTCCACCAACGGGGGTTACCCCAGCCTAAGCCCTCCCGGCGGTGGCTCGTATCCACCGGGGGTGTATGCCTCTGGCGGCCTTGTGCGCTCTGCAATGCTCACCGCAAAGGGCGTGAACAATGGCATGAAGGGCGCGCTTGTCGTCAACCAGAAGGGCAATGTCGTCAGCGGCAAGCTCAAGTCTGGTCCGATTGTACAGGTTGGCACGGGCGGCAACGTGATGAAGCGTGGCACGGTCAAGATCACTTGGGGTTCGTAAGGGGCAGGCGCGATGGATAGTTCCGACAAAATTGCGCAAGCCTTGCGCCTTGCAAGATCGACCGGCGGTAAGCTGGAACTAGATCGTGCGAAGGAAGCAAGGCGGCGTGCGCCGGGACAAGTCGCGCCGTCCAAATACATGCCCGGCGTGCCGCGGCAGGTGCGCGCTGATGGTGGTAAGGCGGATGAGAACATAGATCAGTTCTTCGGCCCGACAGACCCCATCCTGCGCCGCCGCTATTACACCGGCACGTCGAAGGACAAGGATTTTACCGCGTTCCAAGAGAGCCGACATGGTACATGGCTCACGGATGACCCGAGTGAAGCGAGCAGTTATGCGGAGCAGAACGACAGTCAGAATCTGCGGCTGGTCCCCGGCACATGGAACTACGAAAAGGTGAACAGCGCCGCGCGCGTGATCCCCGCTTATGTGCGCGTTGAGAACCCGTATACGGGCGAACTCCCGGATTTTGCGCGCACCGACAATTATAAGAAAGCGCAGAGCGATTGGTTTGACACGCTGCGCAGAAAAGGGCACGATGCATGGGTGCCAGCAAGCAGCGAGGGAAGGCTTGTCGTAAAGCTCACGAATCAGGGCACGCACATCAAGAGCGCAATCGGCAATTCTGGTGCCTATGACCTAAAAAAGAAGCATTTGGCCAAGGCCGAAGGCGGCGAGGTGGACGATCAGGATCCGACGCCAGACATCTCCAACCCCATGTCGATCTTCCCGAAGCCGCAGCGCATGTTCCCGGAAGAAGCGAGGCCGCCGGGCGGCCAGTATTTGGCGATGCCTGACAAGCGCGATGTCACCGGCCACAAATCCGCGGCAGCTACAATCGGCGTAAAGCCTGATGGAAAACCATTCTTCAGGGCTTCGGCTGATGCCGTGGAAAAGACCGGCAGCACCGGGCGCGGCACTGCGGCGGTGAAGACCAACTTGTTCAAGAAGAAGGCTGGCTGGAAATGGCTCGACGTGCCCACCGGGCATGAGGAAGCAGACACAATCGTGTCGGTTGAGCATCGCGGCAAGCATCACTATGCGCTGAATGCTCACTTTCCGAATGGCGTGGACCTTGCGCGTTACGAAAATTCGCCGTCAGAGCCTCGCCTACGCCCGACGACGACCGGAAATGTAGAATTGGGGCCGCAGGCTGGATCTATTGTTGTCCGCGGCAAGGAACATCCAGTATATCGCCATGTAATTGTTAAATCTTCAGGCGGTTTTGTTGGCGATTGATTTGAAAAATTGGACAAAACCGCAAGAAAAGCTATGCTGACAGCGAAATTTTGGGATCTTAGCCATGAACAACGATGAAAGGTCTGCTCAGGCGCTGAGAATTGCAAAGTTGCAGCGTTACAGCGACCCCCAAAGCGAAAAACTGGGCAATTGGAACTGGCGGCCTTTGCCGCAAGTGGCCGAAGAGCTTGGAAACCTGCGCGAAATCCCTTCGCATGTGCAGAATTTTGGTCGCTTCATGGATGATACGGCCAAAAGGGCCAAGAATCAGGGCCTCACGGCACGCGACCTGATTAAAGCCTACACAATTACGCTCTCCAGCATTCAGCGCGGGGCTTTATCGACCGACAAGATACGGGCAAAGGGCATGCCGGTGCCGAATGCCGGTCCCATGCTGCGCCCGGAAGGCGCTTTTGGCGAATGGCTGCACACGCCGGGCGGCCAAGCCTATCTTGACGCCGCCGAAAAGGGGCAGGTGCATGAAGGCGCGCTCAAGGACATGGCTTATCGCTTCGGCCATTACGGTCTGGTGAACAAACTGGGCGAGGGCATGCGCTGGGCCGCGGAGAACCTACCCGGCAAGGAAAGTCAGGTTTCCCATTTGGTTGCCGCGGCCATGGAGAAGGCCAGCCCGGTAAGGGAATGGCGAGATTTTGCCAAAGGCTTGCCCGGCATTGATACCAGCAAGGCGGGTTTCGTGGCCTCGCTCATGGGTCGCGGTGATCAGCCGACATTCGACGCCCGGCAGCGGATCCTGCACACCGGCATGACCAGCAAGCAGGCTGGCAATATGATTGCCGGTGAAAAGATGAACCCCAAGGCACAGGACGCACTTGACCGTCTTATTTCTCGCCAGAAGGCAATGAACCTCGACCTGCCGGAAGAACTCAGCCCCTACTACCAGCATCTCGCGCATCATGCGGTATGGGATCAGGCCGAAGGCGACCAGACAACCCATCAGGACGTGATGGATTCCATGCGGCACGCTGCAAGCGGCGGGCGCATCAAGGGCGGTCACGTTGCCAATCATCCGCTCGCGCAGGTCATGCGCGCCATGGGCTTACCCGGCTTGATTCACAAGGCAGTCGGTGGCGAGGTCAGCGATGACGAGGCAGCCGACACGCTGAACGCGCTCAAGTCTGGTGCCATCACGTCGGATCAAGCCATTCAGCAGGCCATGAGCCGCATTGGCGATGTCACCTCGCAGGATCCCATGATCGCCCAGCACGCGCGTGATGTCGAAGAGACATTGCGCACGAAAATGGGTCATGAAATGGGAACCGGCAGCTACTACAAGGTTACCCAGCCAATTGAAGCCCGTGACGTTCGCCCCAAGGTCAAGGGTATGCCGAAGAACCCGCTGAAAAAGCCGGTGAACAAAACTTGGGAAGATTTCTACAATTCAGCCAAGGGCGGAACGCTTCTCAATTTGGGCGGCGACCGTTCAAATTTTGGTATTTTGACGCATATTGGTCAGGAGAAGCTTGCGTGGCCGGTGAAGCTCTACGCTGGCCCGAAATACATGCTTGAACCCAACAGGGGTGAGGTTTGGGCAAACAATCCTAATCATGCGACGGCATTAAGGAACGTCATTGAGACGGCGGCAAAGAAGGGCGATGTCTATGGTGCATATGCGCCAATGGGCCAGACAGGTTCAGATTCTGCTCATCATATGTTTGATGCGCTCATGGCGCAAATTCCAAACCGCAACATAGATTCAAAAGATGCGGCTGATTTTGACCAGCTTATTAAAAGCGGCGCTCACATCACCGGCAATGGCAAGGTTGATGTTGCTCTTAGGAATTCTGCAAAAGAATATCTGGAAAAGTGGCCCGGAATTCTAAATTCTAAAGCAGCAAGCAAATTTGCATTGAAGCTTCCGGGCAATCAGCGCGCAGCCATTGTAAAGGCCATGGACAAGGGATACTGGCGTGACCGTGATTTTCCTGCGGTTGGCATTACCCGTGTAGCTGTGACGGATCCCGACGTTGTGGGTGCTGGCGGAAATTTGATCGGCCACCGAATTGCCAAGCTTGACCCGGACGCAATCCTTCAAAACATCAAGACGCGAATGAAGCACCCAACATATTCATCTCCAACATTGGGAGAATATGAAGCCGACGTTCCGTTGCTGCCCCGTCAAGATGTTTTGGTTGATGCTACGAAAAAGCTCATGGGCAAACCGACAACGTCCGGGCAAATCGTTCACCCTTATTCCATGGACGCGCTTGGGCGCAGCACTTATCGCAAGCTCACCGAAGAGCAGAAGCAGACGCAACCGATCAATCAAGAGATGATTGACAGCATCCAATCTGCTATTGAACGCCGAAAAACTTTTGGCATCAAGACCGGTGGTCGGGTTTCTAAATTCGGCTCTGACGCTGTCCAGAAGGCCGTGAACATTGCAAGGCAGCACAAACGGGGACGCCCGTAAACCTAGCTAGGAGACGACAATGAGCGATATGGCGAAGAAGGCCCGTGCGGCCATGAAGGAGCGGGCGCAGCGCCGCGCCGAACCCGGCAAGAGCGACATCGATGCTTCCGGCTGGCGCGAGCCGCTGATGGAGACCACAAAGAAGACGGGCGCTCGCCCGATCACCAAGCGCGCGTTCAAGCGCGGCGGCAAGGTGAACATGAAGGCCGAAGGGCCTGAAGGTCTGAAGCACGCTGGCAAGAAGCCGCGCGGCAATCACGATGACGCGGCCATGGACAAGAAGCTCATCAAGTCCATGGTGAGCCAGAAGGCGCTGAAGAAGGCGGATGGCGGCCAGACCGTCAATCGCGCGGGCAAGGGTGACTATGCCGGTAACTATCCGGCTGATTTGTCGAACGCTGATCTGGCAAAGATTCTCGCCGCGAAGGCCGCGGCAGACGCCAAGGAAAAGGCATTTCAGGCCAACCAGCCGCACAAGCGTGGCGGCAAGGTCGCTCACGACAAGGATTGCGCGTGCAAGGCGTGCGGTGGCGCGGCCATGGGCAAGGCTGATGGCGGCAGCACCTACGGCGATTCAACCCCGCTTCGTCTGGTGAAGACCATCAAGGGTTCTAACCCGAACAAGCACGCCAAGGTCTACAAGGACAAGGATTGGGGCGAGTACCGAGTCAAGCATTATGAGAACGGCAAGCATCTCGAAAAGGCCGACGCTCATACCGACGACAAAGAAGACGCCATGGATACGGCGAACTATTTTGTGAATAAGAAGCGCGGCGGCAGCGTCAATCACATGGGCAAGGCTTCCGGTGGTGATGTCGAAGACAATTCGCCGCCCGACGCAATGGCCGGTCTTCCGCGTTACAATGAAGACGCCGTCAACAAGGCGATTGCCGCTTCAAACCGTTCCGGCAAGAAGATCGGCAAGAAGGAAGCCGAAATGATCCACGCCGTGCTTAAGGGCCGCACCGGACGCAATGACGGCGGAAAAGATAATTCTAACTCTGATGACCAATTTAAGCATCCGTATTTTGGCGATGTTCGCCAGTACGAAGGCAAGAAATGGGACGAAGAAAAGGAAAAGTGGATCGATAAAAAGAGCCGCACCGGGCGCAAGTCTGGCGGTCGCACGGGCAAGGCTGGCGGTGGAAAATTCGGTATCGACAACCCGTTTGAGGGTGAAGCCGGTGACGCGCTCGACATGGGCGCATCGATCATGTCGCCCGCCTACGCGCTCGCGCGTGGCAAGCTCCCCGGCCTGAACGGCGTTATGGCTGGCCTGATGGGCGGCAAGGGCAAGAAGGCCGGTGGCGCTGCCAAGGGCAACTATGAGGGCGGCACCCGCCCGACCGGCGGTCGCATTGCCAAGCAGGGCGGTGGGTCGCTGCAGGGCCTCAACATAGGCCGTGGCATGGGCAACAGCAGCATGGGCGGCGGTCAGTCCGGTATGATGGGCCGGGCGAACGGCATGGGCCGCGGAATGGGTGGAATGGGCCGTGGGATGGGTGGCAACCCCCCGATTGGCACCAACCCCGCGACGGGCATGCCCCGCCCCGACGCAATGCTGGGAGTGATGCCAGCCCGCCCGGTTCTGGGCCGCGATGGCGCAAGCTATAACTCCCCGCCCATGTCAATGCCGCCCGGCCTTGGCCGCGGCATGCCTGCGCCGCTTTCGGGTGCAATGCCCATGGGCCAGCAGCCCTATGGAAACATGTCACAGATGGGGGCGCAGCAGAGCGCCATGGGTGCCCCGCTTAACGCTCTTTCCGGTCAAAGCGCCATGGGTACCCCGCTGGGTTCTCTCTATGGTGGCGCTCCGATTGGCCTCAAGACCGGCGGTCGTGCGCAGCGCAAGAGTGGCGGTCGCATTGCCAAGCAGGGTGGCGGCAGCCTGCAGGGGGGCCAGAAGGAGGGCGCGGGTGATGAAAACCTGCGGAGCATGCTCAAGCAGGCCATGAAAACTTCTGGGGGCCACCCCATGGCCACCATGATGCAATTGATGGATGACCCCAGTGCGCTTTTTGCGGCAGCCCGTAATGGCCGCGGCAAAGAAGTGATGCCTACTGGTTCTGGCGCATCGTCTGGAGAAGCCATGCCCACTGGTTCTCGCGTACCGTATTATGAGACTCTGGGCCGTAAGGATGGCGGTCGGACCAAGGGCAAGACCAGCATCAACATCAATATCAATACGGCTCCCAAGCCGCAGATGCCCATGCCCATGCCAATGCCGCCCCTGCCGCCCATGGGCGCTGGTGGCCCGCCTATGGGTATGCCCCCGGATGCCGGTGGCCCGCCCCCCGGCATGCCGCCTATGCCCCCCATGGGCGCTGGTGGTCCTCCGCCCGGTATGCCGCCCCTGCCGCCCCCCGAAATGATGGCTGCAATGGGCCGCAAGGCTGGTGGTCGCGTCTATCGTTCTGCCAAGGACATGGATGCCGGTGCTGGTGGCGGTCTGGGCCGTCTCGAAAAGACGGAAATCCAGAAGCGCAAGAGATAACGGGTCAGTAGTCATGCCCTGACCTGTTCGTGGGGGTGGAGTGTTCTCTCCAGCATTCCGCCCCCATATTAAAATGGAGAGATGGAGAGGGAATGGAACGACTAGCAAGAGAATTGCGCAAGCTCATCGATGCGCGCATCGCAGAGCTTCGTGACAACGTGTCTTCCGGCCTTTTGAGCGACATGACGGAATACAAAAGGCAGACGGGACACATAGAAGGTTTGAAAGCCGCTCTGGATATTTTGGAGCAGGCCATTTCGAACATCAACAAAGAGTAACTGGAGAGAAGAATGTCGATTATGCCTATGATGCATGAAGTGGATCCGGCAGAGGATCTGCGCACCAAGATCGGTGACCTGTCGGGGTTCAATTTGATTGGCCCCAAGGTGCTGTGCGCAATCTATGTGCGCCCCGAAAAGACCAAGGGCGGGATCATTCTGAGCAACAAGACCCGCGATGAAGACATTTATCAGGGCAAGATCGGCCTGATCGTGAAGGTTGGCGTCAATGTGGGCGTAGACCCCGATTGGTTTGGCGACAACAAGCTGGAAATAGGCGCATGGGCCGGGTTCCGCGCATCTGATGGCTATTCGCTCATCGTCAACGGCGTCAACTGTCGCATCCTTGAGGATGTCAGGGTTCAGTGCATCGCCTCCCACCCTGATTTGATTTGGTAAGGAGAGACCAATGGCCGACGAAAACGAAACAATTGAGATTGAAATCAAGGATGATCCAGCCCCGAAGGCTGAAGACGACATCCTGATTCAAGACGCGGTCGAAGAAAAGCCCGCAAAGCGGCGCGAAATCAGCCCGCGTGAGGGCATTCAGGAACTCAAGCAGAAGCTTGAGCTTGAGCGTCAGGCTCGCCTTGAGGCTGAGAACCGCGAGCGCAACGCATCGTCTCAGGCGTATGCCATGCGCAATGAGGTGGCGAGCAACCAGCACCAGCTTGTCAGCAATACGCTCGATTTTGTGAAGCAAGAGCGGGCGAACATGAAGGCCGCCTATAGTCAGGCGCTGTCTGCTGGTGATTACGATGCCGCTGCGGAGATCAACGACCGCATTGCCGACATGGCCGCCAAGATCCTTGATCTGGAAAACGGCAAGGCCGCCATGGAAGCTCAGGCACAGCAGCCCCAGCAGCCCCAGCAGCAGCAGTCCGGCGATTCCGTCGAGGCCTTTGCTTCGCGTCTCACGCCGCGGTCTGCATCGTGGGTCCGTTCGCACCCTGAATATGTGCGGAACCCGCGCCTGAACCAGAAGATGATTGCCGCTCACCAGATGGCCGTCGCTGATGGTATTGAGCCGGATACGGATGAGTATTTCGGCTATGTCGAAGACATGCTGCAGGTGAAGAACCAGCCTTATCGTGACGGTGGCGAAGAGTCCATGTCGGGCGCATCCAAGCCCGTCCAGCGCCGATCGTCGCCTGCGGCAGCCCCGGTGAGCCGCAGCATGAGCAGCAGCGGCGGAAGGCCGAATGTCGTCACGCTCACGCCCGAAATGCGAGAGATCGCCAAGAACTTGGGCCAGACGCCAGAAGAATATGCAAAGAACCGCCTCGCGCTCATCCGCGAAGGCCGTATCAACAGCGACAATTGATGGAGAGAAAAATGGAAAACGACACAACGAACGCTGAAGGCAAGGGCAAGATGTCCTCGCTGAAATCGGCCAAGAAGCGCGCCGAAGAAATCAGAAAGCACCTTGGTGGAGACCTTGACGAGGGCGTCGATGATTTCTTTGTAGACCCCAACAGCATCCCGGAAGGGTGGACCTATGAGTGGAAGCGCCACACGGTGTTTGGTATGGAGGATCCGACATATCAGGTCGCCCTTCGCCGCACCGGCTGGGCACCCGTGCCTGCCGCTCGCCACCCTGAGATGATGCCTGTCGGGCACAAGGACGACACGATTCTCCGCAAGGGCATGATCCTCATGGAGCGTCCAGAAGAGATCACTCAAGAGGTGCGCTCTATCGACAAAAAGCGCGCGCGGGATCAGGTGCGCGTCAAGGAACAGCAGCTTAGTGAGGCCCCGAACGGCCAATTTGAGCGCAAAAACAAGGATTCTTCGCTGGCAAAGGTGAAGAAATCATTTGAGGCGATGCCGATCCCGGAAGAATAAACCTCATTGATTCAAGAATAAAAGCCCGTGTTTCATGTGAAACACGGGTTTTTTCTATGTTAAAAGCCGATATATTGACTTGAACGCAATTTTGCTGCTTAATATCGCAATCTTCCCCCCGGCGTGGGAAGTAAAACAATATCCCGGTTCTCAGTCGCCCCGGTGCGCGACACGCGAGACCCTCCTGAAACAAGGATATACCTATGCCGAATACTTTCGCGGCTAATGGGTTCTCCCAGTACAGCGGCAACGGTACAACTCCGTCGTATGAGTTGATCACCATGGCCATTGCGTCTGGCAATACGAACCCGATTTTCAATGGTGATCCGGTCGTGCAGGCCGCCAGCGCAACTGGTATCGGCACCGGCTACATCACTCAGGCTTATGGTCCCGTCACCCTGACGGTTGCCGCCACGGCCATCACCTCTTCCGCTGCAGGCGTTCTGACGGTGACCTTCACCGCCGCGACGGCAACCAGCGGCACAGCACCCCCGGCCACCCCCAATGCTTGGGCACCCCCGGTCGGCTCTACGCTGATCATCAATGGTTCGACGATGTCTTCGGGCAACCTCAACGGTGCCTACACGGTCACGTCGTCCACTACGACCACTGCCGTCGTCGCCAACAGCGGCGCGACGATCAGCGCCACCTCGACGGCTTCCGGCACGGTTACCGTGATCGTTCCCGTCGCTGGCGTCTTCAATGGTTGTCAGTATCTTTCGACCACCACGAAGCGTCAGGAATGGTCTTCCTACTGGCCGGGGTCCGGCTCGACGGGCGACGTGCAGGCCAAGGTCATCGCTGACCCGAATGCCCGTTTCCTTGTTCAGACCGCCAATTCGAACACCACTGCCACGGCAGTTGGTCTCGCTTCGGTCGGCCAGAACATCAGCTTCAACTGGAACGATTCGACGGCAACGGGCGAAACCAACGGCAATACTGCCAGCGGTCAGTCCACGTTCTTCGCTGATCAGTTCTCCCTCATCGCCAACTCTGCGGCAGGCCCGGCGGCAAACGCCTACCTCCCCTTCCGCGTCATTGCTTTGGCAAACTATGTTCCCGGTCAGGCCAGCCCGCTGGCCAGCATCAATGGGAATGATCATACAGCAGGTTACAACGACATCATTGTTGGTTTCAACAATGCCATGCCGCGTAACTTCGCTGGCATCTGAGGAGTAAGGTACAATGGCTGTTAATCTCTCAGCAATCAAAGACCTTCTCCTTCCCGGTCTCCGTGGGGTCGAAGGCAAGTACGAGATGATCCCGTCTCAGTACGACAAGATCTTCACGAAGCACGATTCGAAGATGGCGCTGGAGCGTACCGCTGAAATGCGTTACCTCGGCCTCGCGCAGTTGAAGACCGAAGGCGGCCAGACCGCTTTCGACAACGGCGCTGGCGAACGCTACGTCTACAATCAGGAACACACGGAAATTGGTCTCGGTTACGGCATCACCCGCAAGGCGATTGACGACAACCTCTACAAGACCCAGTTCCACCCGTCGAACCTTGGTCTCATCGAAAGCTTCCAGCAGACGAAGGAGATCTACGGTGCGTCGATCCTGAACACGGCGACGACCTACAATGCTGCAGTTGGCGGCGACGGCGTGGCGCTCTGCTCCACGGCTCACCCCATCGACGGCGGCACTGTCAGCAATCGTCCTGCAGTGGACGTTGATCTGAACGAAGCCACGCTGCTGAATGCGATGATCGCAGTCCGCACGAACTTCAAGGATCAGGCCGGTCTGAAGGTCTTCGCCCGCGCTCGCAAGCTGATCGTTCCTCCGCAGCTTGAGCCGGTCGCAATTCGTCTGCTGAAGACGGAACTGCGCCCCGGCACCGCGGACAACGACACGAACGCCATTCTCATGACATCGGGCGGCCTGCCTGAGTCGTTCATGACGAATGACTTCCTCACGTCAACTCGCAATTGGTTCCTGCTGACGAACATCGATGGTCTCTCTTACATGGAGCGCATCAAGTTCGAAACGGACATGCAGGTTGACTTCGTAACGGACAACCTGTTGGTCAAGGGCTACGAGCGTTACAGCTTCGGCTACTACAACTGGCGTGCCCTTTTCGGTTCGTTCCCCTCTTAATGATTGGTCCCGGCCCCCTCTTAACTGAGGGGGCCATAAAAAAGGAGTGCCCAGATGGGTGCATCTCATTTTACCGGACCACTCATTAGTGGTCCAATTCTTCAGACTTCAGGAACCACGGTAGGTCAGGACGTTGCTGACGTTGGTACGGTCATTGTTGCCCAGACAAGCGCGCTTGTGCAGTCTGGAACAGTGACAACTGCCGTTTCGACGAACATCGTCATTCCGGCATACAGCACGATCACGGCCATCAATCTTATCGTGTCTACTGCATTCACAGGAACTTTCACGGTCGGCACAAGCGCGACCGCGACTGAACTTGTTGCGACCGGTGCGACGATCACCAGTGTCGGCAATGTTGCTTTCCCGCCCACAACTCAGGCGAACGCCCTTCTCTGGGAGAGCACCGGTTCAAGCGATGTGCGTATCTTCATCAAGCCAGCATCCACTGGTTCTGGCGTTGGCACGCTTGTCGTTGCGTACGTTCAAGCTATCAACGCCCCGTAATCCGTAGGAGGATCTCATGAAGGGTCGCAAAGGTAAGGCCAGCGGTGGCGAGACCATGTCTGGCAAGAAGTCGTGGGATGAAGATCTCTCCGACAAGCCCATGCGCTACACGGCAAACAGCAAGGTTAATTCCGAAGCTGAAGAGCGCAAGAGCGGTGGTCGCACCAAGAAGAATGTTGGTGGTGCTGCCGGTGTAGCTGCACGGGCAAACGGCGGTCGCGCCGCCCGCAAGTCGGGTGGCCGCACGGGTTCGAACATGAACCCGCTGTCGTCCGCTCATTCTGGTACGCCCGCCAAGGGCCGTCCCGGCGGCAACCGCTACGACTAAACGGCGGGGCTTCGGCCCCGCTCACTTTTTTTGGAGGGATCATGGCCAAGTCGCCTGCATGGCAGCGCAAGGAGGGCAAGAACCCCACCGGCGGCCTGAATGAAAAGGGTCGCGCATCCCTGCGCGCTCAGGGTCACGACATCAAGCGACCGCAGCCTGAAGGCGGCCCCCGCAAGGATAGCTTCTGCGCGAGGATGAGCGGCATGACCGGCCCCATGAAAGACGAAAACGGCGAGCCAACGCGCAAGGCGCTGTCGTTGAGAAAGTGGAAATGTCCGTGAAAAAAGACACTCCCGTATGGGAAAAGGATCTTCCCAAAGAACACCGGTCCAAACCCATGACGAGCAAGCAGGTTTCTCAGGCCAAGGCATTGGCAAGGGCTGCTGGCCGTCCGTATCCAAATGCGGTAGACAATATCGCAGTGTCCCGCTCGAACAAGAAGGGTTAAACCATGACGCCCCTTTACACCTCCGTTTCAGATGCCTCTGGCGGCGTCAAATATAGCGCCCTTGTGCGTTTTGATGATTACGCGCCCAGCAACATCTCCATTCAGTGTACGGTCACCGGAACGGTAAACTACACTGTCCAGACAACTCTGGATAACCCGAACAGCCCGACGAATCCGGTTCCAGAGGCGAGCATAACTTGGGTTGATAGCTCTGACACGGCGGTTGTCGGCGCTACGGCGACCAAGCAGAGCAACTTCCTGTTTGCTCCGACATTTGCCCGAATTAAACTGAACAGCGGAAGCGGAAGCGTTTCTGCCACTTTCCTTCAGAGTTCTTCGGTGCCGAAGTAAATGTCTGGATTGGCATCTCCTACAGGCTTGTCTCAAACCACCGGACTATCCATCGGTGGAGGGGAAAGCATCGGCAACGGCCTGTCGCTTCAAGGATTTGGCGGTGGACCTCCCGGAAACAATGGAATTCTTCAAGAAAGCAGTACGACCGACTTCTTAATGCAAGAGGATGGCACATCGTACTTGCTACAGGAGTGATGTAAATGGCTGATCTTCCTATTTCCGGTCTTACTGCCTCTGCATCCAATGCGGCGGCTACCGACGTTCTGCCTGTTGTGCAGACCACTGGTACAGGTCCTGTCAAAATGACCGTACAGCAGATGGCTGGCGGTTTACTTGGCTCTACGACAATCTCAGGTGCAACGGTCACCACCTCGCAGCCTGTATTGAACTTGGCACAGACATGGAGCGCATCCGGCGTAAAATTCACGGGTCTGAATTTTAATGCTATCGACACAACATCGAATGCTGCATCATGTCTGATAGATTTGCAAGTTGGTGGGACAAGCAAGTTTGTAGTCGATAAAGCTGGGCGTATTCGCGGAGATAGCAGCACAAATGTTCAAGCGTATATTTCCTTTGACTCCACCGCTGGCGGTGGCCCAATTATAGGTAACGTTGCTACTGGCCTTGTTACCTTTGCTATTCCGTTTGGTTACATAGGCGTTCATCTTTGCAATACGGTTCCATTCGGGTTCGTGTCTACAGCTAACGCTTCGTCTGGGACGCTTGACACCATCCTCACCCGCCGTGGCGCAGCCAACCTTCGCCTTGGTAACGCTGACACCACTGGCACCACCGCACCAACCCCGCAGTTCCTCTCCGCGCAGTCGTGGCTTTCGTCTACGACCTTCAACCAGACGGGCGCAAACTTCACAATTGACGGCTCTCAAGGCACTGGCACGGGCGCTGGCGGCAGCATCGTCTTCCGTGTGGCTCCTGCTGGCGGGACCAGCAACGGTGTGCAGAATGGGCTGTCTGCGGCGCTGACGATTAACACTACTGGTCAGGTAACTATATCTGGTCAAGGCACAAATAACAATGCGCTCATAATTACTGATGCTAGCGCAGCGACTAAAATTGTTCTGGGTGTGCCTGCCGCAGCAGGAAACCTAATATATGCGTCCAGCACTGGTGATGCGGTATTCCGTGGCGCGAACGCAAATATGCTGTTTGGCGTTAATGGCGCGGGCGATCTATCCCTTGGTTTAACTACTGCATCAAGCATTCAATATACCGTACTGCCATCTACCGGAAGGCTTGTTTGGAACAATGTTGCAGCAAGTAGTGCTGCTGGTATTACAACTAGCGGATTTGATCTACAACTCGCCCGTGACGACGCCAACACCCTCGCGCTGCGGAATGGTACGGCGGCGCAGGCGTTCAATATCTATAATACCTACACCAGCAGTACATCGTTTGAGCGTTACAGCGTTGATTGGATTACAACCGCAAACCTTGTGATCGTCGGACCCAACAAGGGCAGCGGCGGCGGCACTCAGCGTGTTCAGCGCCTGTCGTATCTGGAAGACGGTGGCGCGGGTAGCACTGTGCCATTGCTTGGTTCCACTTGCCCCGCCGCATCAGGAACCGTCAAATCTTGGATCAAGGTCATTACTTCAGACGGGACTACTGCCTACGTTCCGTGCTGGGCATAACAACATGATTAACATTTCACTCACTCAAGAAGAACTGACGGCCCTTGCTGGCCTCCTCGACGCTGGCGTCAAAGCCACCGGATTGCAGGGCGTTAAGCACGCCGCCGCAATCCTCACCAAGCTGGAAGCCGCCGTGGCTGAAGCCAACGCACCCAAGTCCAACGTGACGCCAGACTTCAAAGGCGTACCGCTCAACGCAATTGAACCGCAGGAGACTGAATGATGGCCCTTGTCAATTATGGGGTTGTCAGCCCCTCCCTCACGCTGACCGTCCAGATGGAACTGTCTGACGCCGACAGTGAGCGCATCGTAGAGTATCTCATGGCCGCAACGCCGTATGGCAGCGTGACTGAGAACGTCATCACCGACATTCCGAACCCCGCATGGTCGCCGGATCAGCCCGATCCGCTGGACCCGCCTGAGTTCATCCAGCAGCAGGCTTGGGTCACGCGCCCCGCCACGCCGGAAGAGGCAGTGACGGCATATGCAGAAGGCGTGATGACCAGCATCCTCCAGCAGGCTTATCAATGGGATAAGTCTCAGGCCGCAGCAGAGGCTGCCGCCAATGTGCCGCCGATCACGCCGATCAATCCGCCTGCGCCCGTTCCGCCCTCTCCATAACGAAATTGGCGGTATAATTCCGCCATTCACCTTGTGAGTCAACATGACAACCAGCGGATCTTATGGATTTTCCCCCTCGCTTGGCGAGCTTGTTCTGTATGCCTACAACAACATAGGCATACGGAACACGTCGATCATTCAAGAGCACATGGTTACCGCCCGCATGGCGACGAACATGATGCTCTCGCGCTGGTCGAACCAAGGCGTGAACCTCT